GAGTGAATATGTTAGGAAAGGTCAATCACTTAATATAACTCCTGATGATGCTATTATAAAAGAATTAAAAAATGTTAGTTCAAGAGTTCATATTGAAAGACTAGAAGCTTTAAAAATGGAAATTAAAGCAGAAATAGATTTATTATCTAAGACTATGGAAAATAATTTAGATAAACATTTAAGAGAAGTTTACAGAGATACTTATTATAGAAGTGCTTACAGTATTCAAAAAGGTTTAGATAAGTTTTCTAATATAGAAAAATTAACTCCTGAACTAATTGAAAGGTTAGTTTATAAGCCTTGGACAAAAGACAATACTAATTGGAGTAAAAGAATTTGGGGTAATGATGGTAAGTTAGTTAATACTTTACATACTAATTTAACTCAAAATATTATAACAGGAAAACCCTTAAAAGACATTATAGATATTGTTGAAGAAAGATTTAATGTTGAAAGAAACATAGCTACAAGATTAATAATGACAGAGAGTGCAGCATATCATTCAAGAGCTAAAGAAAGATGTATGAAAGATTTAGGTTGTGAAAAATATGAAGTTATAGCAACTCTTGATGATAGAACATCACCTATTTGTAGGACAATGGATAGTAAAGTATTTGATATGAAAGATTATCAAGTTGGAGTTACTGCTCCTCCTTTTCATTCTAATTGTAGAACAGTTACTGCTCCTTACTATGATAAAATAGAAGGAGATACTAACCTAAGAGCTTCCAGAACAGAAGATGATGACTATGAGTTAGTAGATGTTAAAGATTATCAAGATTGGTATGATAATTATGTTGAGAAAAAAATTAATAAACAAATACCTTCAGATAATAAAATTAATGTTGAAAGCAAAGATAAATCTGATATAATTAAACTAAGAAATGCTGAGATAGATAAAGAAATAAAAGAGAATGTTTTAAAAGATGTTAAACATAAAGGTGGGCTTTCTCCAAACGGAAAAAAAATTCTGAGAAATTTAAGTTTAAATGAAAATATTAGATTTGTTAATTTAGATGATACAAGAGGTGAAACAGATTTTTATGAAATTCCAACTTCTAAAAAAGGAATAACTATCAATAAGTTTAATGAAGTACGCTTGAATTTAAATGATAAAAGAAAGATATCTTACAGAGAAAAAACGCTTTTTCATGAAAGCTATTATGCTATGTTAAATGAAAAAAGAATGGATTTTAGAGGGGTACGTAAAAGCGATTGGTTACAAATTGAAGAAACATTTGCAGAAACGTCAGCACATTATTTATCTGAATTAGTTGGGATAAAAGAAAAAATGTCTTTATCATATTCTGGAGATATTATTGAAGTTTTACCTAGATTGAAAAAATTTAGAAAATTTAAAAACTGTGAAACTATCTCTGATTTCGGAAGAATAGTATACTATGAAAGATATAATGGTAAAGGTGGGATTTGGGAACCTATTAGAGATGTAGTTTTTAAAAAAGAACTTGATATTTTAGAATATGGTAAACAATATCTCGAGTATATTGAAAAAAATCAAAACAAAATTTTTACAATGTATTATCGTAACGTTTTCGATTTAAACCCAAACTTAAAAAAAGAAAATATTAAAAAGTTATTAAATAAAGGATTAAAAGCAATGAAGGAAAAAAACAACATTAACGATTTTGATGATTCAGAAAGATATTCTTTTAATATTATTTTGTCTATTGCAATGAAATTAAAGGGGGTTAAATAATGATACTTTTATTATCTGAGGATTTAATTAATAAAGAAAATTATTATGAAATTTATGAACTTATTGATTCTACCTGTATGGGAATTAATATTTATTATACAGATGAAAATGGAAATAAAACAAGTATAAAAGAAAAAAACAGAAAAAAGCTTTTAAAAAGATTAGAAGAATTAGGAGAGACAAAAGTTCTTGAAAACTTTAAAAATGGTTATTATTGTCAACACTAAATAACAATCTTAAAAGAGGGTGATATTTTTTTCGCTTTGTTTTATCCCTTGACAAACTTTAATAATTATAGTACAAATAGTATTATAACTATTAGGAGGGGAAGAAAATGAAAAAGATATTAGTTATTTTATTGTCTACATTTTTATTATTTGCTTGTGAGAGTAAAGAAGAGAGAGAGTTAAGAAAAGAAAGTGAAAGAAACTTTAATGTAATTGTAGAAAAATTTGAAGAGCAAAAATATCAAAAAGTTCTTGATGAAATAAAAGAATTTGAAGAAAAATACCCTAATTTTATAAAAAAAGATGAGTTACAAAAAATAAAAGAACAATCAGCAATTAAAATTCAAGAAGAAAATGAGAAATTAGAAAAATTAAAAGAAGAAGAAGCTAAAAGACTAGAAAAAGAAAAAATAAAAGAAGAAAAAAAGATGGAAGTAAAAAAAGAAATCTTTAGTATTCTAAATAATCTTTCTCAAAAATATGATGAATTTCAAGATGTAACTTGGGTAACTAATAAAAAAACTGAAGATAATATTTCTATTTATGGTGGCTTTGATGGAAAAACTTATATAAAACCAATGTTTTATAGATTGATTGTTAGTTATTCAGGTAAAGATTGGATATTTTTTGAAAAGATGATTGTTATAACAGATTCAGGAAGATATGTGATAAATTTTAAAAGGTTGGAAGAAAAAACAGATGTAGGATATGGTTATGTTTATGAAACTTATGATGTTTTCTTAGATAATGTAAATAAAGGAATTGTTAGAGCAATGGTAAATTCAGATAATGTTAAAATAAGATTAGAGGGTAGAGAAAATGTTTATGATTTTACTTTGACGAAAGCTGACAAAGCTGGGTTAAAAACAATGATTGACTTAATGGATAAAGAACAAGAAATATCAGAAATAAAATAATTAAATTTTAAAGCACTTAGTTAATTCTAGGTGCTTTTTTATTGCAAAGGAGAGTGATTATCTTCAAATAATTTTAATAGTTATAAAAGATAATTCGTGTTTTTGGTATTACACACGTAAAAGAATAAGAGCTAAATTGTTGACATACAACGTTAAAAATGAAAGGAGCAAATAAATGAATAAAGATGAATTAATTAAGTTAGGACTAACAGAAGAACAGGCAACAAAGTTAATAGAAAAATATGGAAATATGATTCCACAAAGTAGATTTAATGAAGTTGTTGAAGAAAAGAATAAGTTAAAATCAGATTTAACTGAAAGAGATAAACAATTATCTGAGTTACAAAAGAATAATTCAAGTAATGAAGAACTTAAGAAACAAATTACTGAATTACAAGAAAAGAATAAGGCTAGTGAGAAAGAATATCAAGAAACATTAGCTAAAATCAAACTTGATAATGCTTTAGAACTTGCTTTAACAACTGCAGGAGCTAGAAATAATTTAGCTGTAAAAGCACTGTTAAAAATGGAAAATATAAAAATGGATAATGACAAAGTTATAGGTTTAACTGAGCAAATAGAAGAACTTAAAAAGACAAGTGATTATCTATTTAAGATTGAAGAAAAAGCACCAGAAGTTCCAGCAGGAAAAACTCCAGCTAATCCAAATAATGATGGGAATCCTGTTGAACCTAAAATAACATTAGGTAGTGCTTTAGGTAAAATATATAATAATAAATAAAATTTTTAGGAGGTAAAATATGCCAGCAATAACATTAGCAGAAGTAAAACAAGGACAATTAACAGATTTAGAAAAAGGTGTAATTGATGAAATTACAAGAGGAGATTATTTATTTCAAACAATACCATTTAATCCAATAGCAAATCCAATAGCAGGGGGAGCAGGATGGTCAACATCTTATGTTTATTTAAGTGAAGAATCTCAAACAGGTTTTAGAGGTATCAATGGAAAGTATGATGATACATTTGCTAAAAAGAAAATGAAAACAGCTGAAGTAAAAGTTTATGGTGGTTCATTCTCTATTGATAGAGCATTAAGAGATCAAGGTGGAGTAGAAAATGAGGTTGCTTTACAAATGGCACAATTAATAAAATCAGCAAGAAAAGGATTTTCATATTACTTAATAAATGGATCAGTTGCAACATCAGCAGAACAATTTGATGGAATTGATACTTTATTAAAGGGAACAGCTACAGATATGTTAGCTCATGCAACAGGATTTGATTTATCTACATTTGCAAAAGTAAAAGAAAATGCACTTGAATTTGCAACAAAATTAGATGAATGGTTATCATTATTAGATGAAAAACCTCATGCTTTAATAGGAAACTCTAAAATGATCACAAAAATAAAAGCAGCAGCAAAAGTAGCAGGGTTATATACTTTAACTCCAACAGCTTATGGAACACAAATTGATTCTTATGATGGTATTCCATTAATCACAGTTGAAAAGTATCTTCCTAAGGGAGAAACTGTAGCAAAAGAAACAATAGCTATTGATAATGCTACTGGAAACACTTCTTTATATGCAGTAAGATTTGGAGAAGATGCTTTATCAGTTGCATCTCCATCTTCAGGAAAAATAATTGATGTAATTGCTCCCGACTTCAATGTAGCTTCTGAACAAGCAAGAGGACTTGTTGAATTAAGAGGAGTACCTATTTTAAAATCTTCAAGATCTTGTGGAGTATTAAGAAACATAAAAGTACAATAATAGGAGGTAAAATATGTTTATAATAAAAACTAAA